CATTTGTTGGAGATGATCCACCAGACTTACTCTGCTGTCCTTTATCCATTTGTCTTTTTCTACGAACAGCGGATCGAATAAGACTTTCACCTTCCTCCCCTTTATTTTTCAATGCTTTGAGTCTACCACTACTGAAGCATTTAGGTGTCTTAGTTTCACCTGGTTCATTTGCACATGGAGAACCATCTGCTTGAACCCATCCTGGTTTCCCATCTTTAGATTTAGATCCTTCATACCAATGATGAAGAGTTCCTTCACTTACATCTTTAAATTTGCGATGTTCATTTTTTGCACTTTTCTCCATTTTTTTCAAACGTATATAATAATCTGGAATCTCATCAAGATGCTGAAGTGCAATAGTAATGGCAAGATCTTTATCTTTAGTATGTTCATGTTCAATTGGAATTCCCATATCAAGTTGCTTCTTTACAAATGAAACATCTAAACGATGTTTTTTTGCAATTTCTTCTACACTTTTATGAGACTTTAATTTTGACACATTACTATAATTTACTCTTTTGTATTTATGAATCCTTGCTTTAGAATTTTTGAAAGTTCCGAAGTTGAACCAACAAAAATTGCATTGTTTGTAGTATTATTTGTAGTTTTAGGTGTATCGTCCTCAACTTCTTTAAGTTTTTTCTGTAAATCAATGAGTTTATCTGTAACATCACCAACAGACTTTATAAGTTGACCAGCAACTTCATATGCCCTTGGACTCGCACCTTCACTTGCAAGTTCCATGATGCCATCAATCGCATCTTGTCCTTTTTCAATTAATGAATATAAATTTGCTCTTGTATATTCATAGTCTTTTTTTATATCGTTTGGTTTTGGTTGAATACTAATTTTTTCTGATGATTCTTCAATTTCAACAATACTACTTTCAATATCCACAATAGATTCCCCCATTTGCTCTTTAGTAATCATATATCTTTATGTTGAGTTGGACTATATACCCTGGAATCGGGTAAATACTCCCAAGTTTCATCAAATCCAAACGAATCTCCAGGATTTGCATCAATTGGATCTGGTTCAACTGTATATCTTGCTTCTCGCGTTGCATTCTGAGTTTCAGTACTTGTATACAGATCCACTTGTGCTTTTCTGATAAGTCCTTCAGATGATGCTGTAATAGGTCCAAATAAAAATATCTTTGCTGTAAAATTAAAGGTATATATTAGAATTCTTCTTTCATTTAAGTCTCCTTCATAATCATCTGTAAATGCTGTGCTATCCAATATAATTGGCACATCTCTTTTCTCTCCAATTGCATCTATCAAATCAATCGTAACATTGAATGATGGTTGGAAAAATGGTAGTATTTGCTCTACAACTTGTAAAGCATCAGTTTGAAGTTTACTAATCAAATTTAATTGAAATCCAATATTATATGGAACTGGTAAAAAAACTTGTTTTATATTATTACCATCACATGCTTTAAATGCTTGAGTTATATTTGCTTTTCTAGAAGCATCATATTGAATTGATGTCATTTCATAAGATAATCTAGGAAGAGTCATCGCAATCGGTTTGTTCAATTCAGGTTGTTGTTCAATTCTTGATAAGAATTTCTGAATTGGACCATATGCAATAGGAACTTTAATCTCACTAATACTATCTCCAGATGAATCCTTATGTCTGATATTAATATCGTTAAATAAAGTTCCAAATGCAATGACAGTTTTTCGTATAATTTCGTGATAGTAATAAGTACCTAACGTTTTTCTGTACCCGATTATTCAAAAAAATAAAATCAATAAAACCCAAATGGACTTGATTCTGAGATATCAATAATATCTTCAGATTCAATTTGAATTTCTTTATTATCACTATATTTATCATAAACATCGAAAGAATCATATGTGGATATAGCATATACCGCAGATGATGCAGATCCGACTATAATTTCACCTGGATAAAATCCTTTAGTTGCCGCATTATTTACTATCGATACTTTTAATATCTTAGTATCAGAATCCCAGAATTTAACAGTTCCAACAGTGCCTGAAGTAGATCCAATCACTGACTCATTAAATTTATAATTTCCAGTTCCAGATATGATTGATGGTGGTGCTATTGTAATTGTTGGTGATACTGTATAACCCACACCAGAGTTTGAAATTAAAATTGATGATATTTGATTATTTGTACCTATTGATGCAATACCAACTGCAGTGACTCCAGTTCCTACTGATCCTGTTATAGTTATAGTTGGTTTAACCTTATATCCATTACCCACATTAGACATAGCAAAACTTACAATACCATTTTCTACAGTTTCTATTTCACAGGTTGCAGCAGCACCAGTACCTCCACCCCCATTCACAGTAATTATTGGTGCTACTGTGTATCCAATTCCAGAATGAATCATTACGATTTCTTTTATGACTTTAGTGCTACCTTTTGAGGTTGTGATTGCAACAGCCGTTGCATTTGTACCTCCAGATGGTGCGGTTGATATTGAAACAACTGGAGCACTTGTATATCCATATCCATCATTATTTAAATATATTCTTTTAACATATCCAGTGCCAATTGTTGCTGTAGCAGTTGCTGTAATACCTGCTCCAATAAGTTGTAGTGTTGTAATATATCCTTCATCCTGTATTTGAGTATCAATTTCTTCAATTGTTGTATCGAGAATCTCATCTTCATACTCAAATAATTCACATTTAAGTTCATATGTATATAATTTACCTAGTTGATAGAAGGAATCTTCATGTTCAACAAATTTAACTTCAAATAATCGTTGACCCAATGGAAAATATATTAGATCTCCTTCACGAGGTCTAGTTGCCAAGTGAATTTCTGGATCATTTACATTTAAAAATGGTGATATAAAATCCTCAAATCTTTCTCTGGAGATAGTTAAACTTAATTCATCCTTCAAACTTACTCCAAATTTTGATAAAATATCCCCTTGTCCAGTATATCCATCTACGTTATTAAGATATGCTTCTATGGCATAATTATCGTCAAACTTAGATGATGAAATTTCCTTTAAAATGGTTTCTTTTCTGACGAATTTTCTAGGAATGTATATTACTTCTACACCATACATTCTCAATTGTTCATTAATAAGTTCCTGAACAAGTCTTTGCTCGCTTTGAGAACCATGTAGAAAAAAGGGATTGAGTGCCATTTTTATCCAATAAAATCGTAAGGTGGTAATTCATAATCCATGGACATTCTTTGTTGTATATCTTCGATCTCACGAATGGCATCATCATACAATTCTCTACCATTCATTTCAATTCCACCTGGTAATTTAACTCCTCTGAATTTGATTAAGTTTTGTCCCCATTGTTTTTTCAGTAGTGCAGTTAAATATTTCTTGAGGAAACTATCATTATAAACTTTAGTGAAATCATTAGGATTAAGTATTCTATAGCAATCTATAACTAAGAATGTATCTTTTGCCTTTGAACCCCAATCAATATCTAGATAAAGTCTATTTTGTCTCTTGTTAAATCTAATTTGTTTGTCTGTTGAAAGTAGAAAATCGATATCCTCAAGATAGGTTTTAACCATAGCATATTGTAATAACTCTACTGAGTTAAAATAATAAAGATCATTTAGGAATAATTGATATTTGATACTCCACATACCGGCGGAAATTGAACTTGTATCAAACTTAAATACTTTTTCAATTCCTATAACTGAATCTGGAACTTGAATATAATTAGATGTCTCATAAAAATTAAAGGTTGTCGTTCCTATTCCTGTAATATTTGATGTACCTGTAGTAGTAACGATTCCAACCCCATTAGTGCCCTTTGCTTTACCCCTATCTACATCATCTTGTGTGATTTTGTATTTTAAATACATTCTTTCAACACCATCATAATGCCTTTCATAAAAATATTGAAGAGCATCATCTACTGCATCATCGATTTGCTCATCTGCAATATTAATCTCTAAAACTGGTGCTCCAAGTTTTCTTAGACAATAATCAATAAGTTCTTGTCTGCTAGATGGTTTTGCCATTAATATTCTCCTCCGTCGATTTCATTAGACCAGGTTGGAATTCCAGAATTATCAGTAGTAAGAATATAGTTGGTTCCACTTATAGATGTACTTGTTGAACCAGTTGATACTAATCTATCTAAAGGATCAAAATACGCTACACCATAAGGTTGTCCAGGAGTGTAGTAAATATATTGACCGACAGTGAGTATCCCAGTTACAGTTCCATAATTTGATGTAAATGTATTGAGACTTGAAGGACCAGTAACACTTAATTGTGAAACTGATGCGATTCCACCTATTACACTCTCTGCAGTGGTTGTAGTTAAACCTGGGGAACCAGATATACTGGATGTTACTCGAATTGCATTTTGTTGACCAATTCTAACTTTAATATTAGACATTATCGAGTAACTCCTTCTCTAACAATAACCATTCCTTCAACAACTCTAGTTTTTACTCCTTGATTGGTGATAATCACATCATAAACATATCGACCGGGTTTTATATTAGTAGTTTGCTCAGAAGTTAAAGAAATCGTTATCTGACCTGAAGAAGGAGGACTTTCAATTAATGCAGTGAAATCAATTGCAGTTGAACTTCCTGCATACTTACGCATCTGTGAAGAAACAGTATATCCAGTTAAATTTAATTCTGAATTAGTATCGGAAGATTCAAGATCAAATGTTTCGGAAAAATCCGACCCAGCATTTATAACTAAATTGTTTACATATACTGCTGCCATTTATATTCAGACTCTACTTCTTATTTATGTTAAATTTTAGGTAATGTTAGAA